TCAGGTTGCTGCTCGATCTTTTGCGCGGCGATATTTCCAGCGAATCCCCCGGCCAATGCGCCGCTGATATACCCAATAACCGCCCCGGCAGGAACAGTTCCAGGTGCAACAGGTCCACCTGCCAAGCCAAGTGATGCGCCACCAGCAGTAAACGCTGCTTTAGTTCCTTCAGCAATTGCAATCTCTGCGGCAAGTCCAGCACCAATACGGGCAAGGCTTGGATCTGCCTTCTCGTCAATATTCTGCCCTGCTTTCTGAATCTCGTTCTCGCGCTCTTTCTGCCACTTCGCTACTTCTTCTTGAAGCATTTCAGTGGTACGCTCTTGAGCTTGCTCTTGGTCTACTTCTTTAATCGTGGATTTCCACCCAGAAGCAGGTGCTATATCAGTTGGTTTCTCCTCAACTTGTTCTTCAGTGATTGTATCTTTCCAGCCCATTGTGGTGAGTTTGGTTATTCAGACCAACCTTCTCCAATGGCTTGGTCAAGTTCATCTTGGTTCTGAACTGTTGCACCTGGAACTGTTCCTGCCGGGGCGGTTATTGGGTATATCAGCGGCGCATTGGCCGGGGGATTCGCTGGAAATATCGCCGCGCAAAAGATCGAGCAGCAACCTGAGATTTCTTATGGAAGAGCAACTGCGTCTGCTTTGCTGAATCTTGTTCCTGGTGGTCTTGGTAAAATCGCCAAGGGTCCAAAATGGCTGCAGCGTCTATCTGGCGTTGCTGCTCGCCACCCAGTGGCATTGACATCAGCTATTGGTGCTGCTGCCGCACCGGCATCTGTTGCCATCGAGCGTTCTATTGAGGGACAGGAGTCAATGTCTCAGAAAGAATTGCTGACCTATATTGGTAGCGGAGCAGCTATAGGTGCTGGTCTTGGCAAAACTGCAGAATACGGAAAGAAACTTCTAACTCGTTTTGCTGGCAAGAATCCAGCAGAGATTGATCTGATGGTTCGTCGTGGCGATCCTGATGCGGTAAATTATGTCGATGCTTTTCGTGGTGTGAACAAGAACGATCTCGCTACCGTTGACGACATGAAAGCATATGTCAACGAACTTGGTGCTATCGCAAGAGCTAGAGTTGCTCCAAGTACTGTGCTTGGCCGGAAAGCTACAGAGGAGATCATGGCCGCACCAAATAGGATTACCGGAACGCAGCAAACTGGTCGTATCCTAAATAAGAAGGTCACAGACTTCATTGCAAAGTCTGAAGACAAGGATCTTACTGATGCGCTAATTTACAATTACTTGACTGGATCTGCTGGACCAGTCCCAAGGGAGATCGCTCCAATTGTTGATGACTTGGATCTTGCAAGAACTACAATCAAGAAACTTCAAGACGAGCTTGTTCAAAACCATTATAATGGTCAACGTGTTCTTCCAGAGGAAACACTAAAGACTATTGAACAAAGTATGAATCGTGGGGACTACCTCACAGGCGAATATCAATTCTTCTTAAACAAGAACTACCAACCGACAAAGCAGCAGACCAAGGATTTGATGACTAGGTTGCAAGCTGACGGCATGTCCAAAGCAGATGCCGAGGCATATATTGCAAATCTTAATAAGAGCAAGGCTGCAAACGCTGATGACCTTGGAAATTTTGTTGCATCACAGAATGCAGGAATCCTAAAAAATCGAAACGATCTTTCACCGGAACTTCGTAACTATCTTGGTGAGATTGCAGATCCAGGTGAGATGATTGAAGGAACGGTATCTAAGCTATCCCGGCTTGTTGGGTATGACACTGCTGATTTCAATATCAAGAATATATTGCGAGAAACCGGTATTGCGAAAGTTGCAGGAGAAGGTGTTGAGCAGGGTGAGTTTGTTCCGCTAAACCTTCGTCGTGGAGAGGCGCGGCTAAGAGTTGCAGATCCTAATGGGAACATGGTAGATGAACAACTCTATGTGCCGAAACCAGTACAAGAGGCAATTCAGTCCATCTATGCAAAGAAGGCAGATAACTCCTTAATGGACAAGACTACAAGGTTTATCGGTGATGCTTTTTCAGCAGCAACGGCACTAAGTAAAGCTGCCAAGGTTCTTGGCAATCCTCCATCATATCTCATCCAGCTTTATGGAAACGTGGCAAGTGTTCTTGGTCAAGGCATGAATCCTGTTCGCGGACTTGTCCGTGGAACAAAATATGCCACTGCCCAATATGATTCTATCGCTAAGAGGTTGAGTTCATCAAACATTGCTGAAATGCAACGTCTATCAAGCCTTGGCCTGATCAATGATGGAGTAACGGTAAGTGATATTAGAGAAGGACTTGGTGGCATTGGTCGCGTTGCACAGAAGGTAGTTAATCCTTTCGGCAAGGCGTACAGCATACCAGATACGGCAATGAGGATTTCAGTATTTGATAATAATTCCCAAATGCTCAGGAGAATCGTTCCCGGAATTTCTTCTCTAAAGAATGGTGATGAAGTTGTCGACAAGTACGCTGCAAGATTGACTCACTTTACCTATCCGAACTACGACTACTTGAACAGAGGTCTTAGGACTCTATCTAAGTTTGGTGCGCTTGGGCAATTTGCCTCATTCGGAATGGAGCTTGCAAGAACTCAATTCAATCAAGGAAGGTTGATTAAGTCGATGTTGGATGGTTCTCTTGCTGATGAAATCGCGCAGGATGTTGGTACGGTTAATAAAGATGCATTGAAAAAAGAAGGTCTCAAAAGGCTTGGGGCAATGATTGGTACATATGGTGCTACTGTTGGTGGCATCTATGGATTCAATAGGCTTAAATCTGGATACACATCAGATCAACAACAAGCACTAAAGGAAAGCGTCCTACCAGAATGGGACGAGCATAAGCCACTTGCATTCTACAAGGGTAAGGACGGCAAGGCATATTACATGAACTCAAGCTATCTTGTGCCACAGGCGCAGCTTATCGCTCCATTCATGGCCGGTCTTGAGGGTCGCAATTTCAAGGATGCCGCAGGTAGGTTTGCGGAAACTCTTGTTGAGGATCTTGGGGGTGAAGGGAACTTTGTCTTGAATGCGCTTGTCCCAGCAATTCAGAACTACGACCCAAAAACAAAAGAACCAATCTCCAAGAAGGTTAGCGCACAGGATAGTCGAATGGATAGGCTTGGTTGGTTTGCTGACGAGACCTTCACTCCTGGCATTGCTAGGGAGTTTGAACGCGCCACTAGCAAGACAAGACTCCAGCCGATTCAGCAGACTGTTCTTCGTCAGGCCGGCATTCGGGTAAATGACACTACCATCGAGGATGGTGCGCGATTCCGATTGAACAAGGTAAAGGACAGCTTGACTGCTTTGTCCAAAGACTACTCGTATCAGAGGTACAAGAAACAAGGTCAAGACCTTGACGCTGAGTATCAGCGCATCAATAAAGACTATCGAGACAATTCCGCATTGCTGGCGAAGCATGCCAAAAACTACCGCACTCTTGGGTTTAGCGAAGATAAGGTGCTACAACTTATGCGCGACAACGGCATCGGTCCAGCAAAGGCACTTGCTGCAATCGACGGAGAGGTGCTTGATCTCCCAAAAACCCCGCGTAAGTCTATCACTGAAATGTACGAGACGCTCCCTGGGCAGACCCAGAAGGAGAAAATGCAAGCAATCAACATGGTTGCAAAAGATGACCCATTCCTTGCCAAGTCGCTTGTTACAAAGATGCGTGAGGAAGCTAAGATCAAGATGCTAAAGATTAGCGAGCGAGACAAGGCAGTCATGGGGCTTGGGGCAGAGGACGGAACCCGTGCTGCGTACATCTTCTCTCAAATGCAGAAATCCCAAGATCCAGATGGGGTTTACAAAAACTACTTGAAGAAAGGCTTGATTGATGCTCAAGTGCAGCAGCAACTGCAATCACTAAAAAACGCGAAATGAAAACCAAGAGCAAAAAGCAAGTTGGATACCTTTTAAGTAAGGGTTCTCCACTAACCTCTAAAGAGCAGGCCAAGCTCAAACGCGAACTTCACTCCGGCAAGGTGAAGGTCAAGAAGTCTAAATAATCGGTCATATGACTGAACAAACCGAACTCCGAGAGTCCTCCGATGTGGACTCCCCGGAAGCATTGCGTGAGTTCTTCCACCAGGTGAAGGACCGTGCCAAGGACATGTCACCGGTCTGCTTTGAAAACCGCTACCCGCATGTGGCAGCAAAGGTTCTCTGGATGCTTGCCCAAGGTGCGCCTGTGAGCGTGATTGCCAAGGCGACCAACGTGGGCCGGTACTCCATCCGCAACATGGAATGGAGGCACAACGACACGCTAGAGACCAAGCGCAAGGAGTTCTCCAAGAAGTACGCCATTGCTGCGGCAGAGTACACCGATTTGCTTTTCGAGAAGGCGGAACAACTGGCGAACGATCCCGAGCAACTGTCCAAGATCTCGCCTGACAAACTTGCCTTGACTGTCGGCATCATGACCGACAAGAGTTCGCAGCTTTCTGGCATGGCGACCTCTGTGGTTGAACACCGCAAGGGAGCGAGCATTGACGATGCTGCCAAGATGATCGCTGATGCCAAGGCTAGGATCGCCAACAAAGTCCGCGAGGAAGCTATCGAGGCGGAAGTCGTAGAGGGCAAGTAATGCTGAACTGGCGCAAGCACCCGATTCTGACTCCTCCGACTGACGAGGAGATTGCGATGATGGACGCAGAGGAACTCCTCAATGTCCATACGGTCTACCATGAAGCGATTGAAAACGCCGAGAAAGACCCGTACTACTACGGGTTTCGACTACCCCACTGGGAGCGAGCGGAGGAGCAACTTGGCAACGTTGATGAGATCCTAGCACTGGGGGGCAATCGTAGCGGGAAGACTGCCTGGGGATCTTACTGCGTGGTAAAGGCGGCATACGAAAACCCCGGCGCGGAGATCTTCTGCTTTGCCCAGACTAGCGAGGTGTCCATCCGCCAGCAGCAGAGTGCCATCTGGAACTGGTTGCCAGCAGAACTACGGACGAAGCACACAAGTTCTGGAACGTACATCTCGTACAAGAAGAAGACCGGGTTTACCGATAATTCACTGATCTTACCGAATGGTAGTCAGATCATCTTCAAGACCTACAGTCAGTACCAGAACAATCCGACAATCCTAGAAGGTGCGGAACTTGGAAGCAAAGATCCCAAGTGGCACAATATCGGCGTTTGGTTAGACGAATACTTGCTAGGCAATGAATTGATCAACACATTGCGGTTTCGTCTAGCCACTAGGAACAGCAAGATGCTCGTCACGTTCACGCCAATCGACGGGTGGACCGAGGTGATCAAGGAGTACCTTGACGGAGCGACAAGCATTGAGAACAAGCCAGCAGAACTGCTAAATGGCGAACTTGTCCCGTATGTCCAGCGGAGCAAGAAGCGCAACGCTACGATCCACTACTTCCACTCTCAGGACAATCCATTCGGTGGATACGACCGCATTCGGGACACGCTAATCGGCAGACCCAAGGAGGAGATTCTAATCCGAGCCTATGGGGTTCCGGTGAAGTCCCACACCACGAAATTTCCCAAGTTTAACAAGGAAGTCAATGTGGTATCCAGTGATAAAATCCCTACGAAATCTATCACTAGATACCAGATCATCGACCCCGCCGGTTCCAAGAACTGGTTCATGTGCTGGATCGCGGTGGACGAGTCTGGGACATTCTGGGTCTACCGTGAGTGGCCTGGGGTTGACGTTGGCGACTGGGCGGAATGGAAGAGCGGGAAGTGGATGCCGGGGCCGGGAGCAAAGGGGCAGGGGTACGGTATCCGGGACTACATCGAACTGATCCAGAACCTTGAGGACGGGGAGGAAATCTTTGAGCGTCTCATCGACCCTCGACTGGGGGCATCCAAGTACCAAGCGGCAGACGGGGCATCCTCGATCATCGAAGACATGAACGACCAAGGGATGGTCTGTATCCCGGCTCCGGGGCTGGACATTGACGATGGGTTGCAAGCCCTCATCGGGAAAATGGCATGGGACACAACCAAACCGCCGGATTCCCTCAATCGACCCCACTTCTACGTTAGCGAGGAGTGTGAGAACATCATCATGGCGTTGTCAGAGTACACCGGGGAACAAGGTCTCAAGGAGGCTTGGAAAGACCCTGTGGACGTTCTACGGTATGCCGCAATCGCAGACATCGACCATGTGGATGCCAAGCGCACCATGACCACCAGACAAGGTAGTGGAGGATACTAATCAAATGAACACACAGAAAAAGCGTGGGCGACCACCCAAAATCGTTAAGGAACAAGTCGAAGTGATTACTTCAGAACAAACTGAACCAGAAGTTATTAATGCCACCTGTTTGCGTCAGCATCCCAATCCGATGTGGATTCGCGCCAATATCAAAGGTGAGGCAGTAAATGTAAAAATCCACAGGAAATACGCAAACAAACTCGTTGGCAAACCAATAAAAGTTGTTAAGGTATCGCCGGAAAACCAAGATCCATATTACGAATACGTCCCATGAGCGATCCTACTGAAGAACAATACGAGTCAATGGTCTATGTTGACAAGACTCCAGATGTTGCGGCTTTGACGGATGCTTACGACCGTTGCCTACTGGATCTTGAGGAGTACTTTGAGGCATGCCTCCAATCCTACGAGGACAGGCGGAATATCTGGGAGGGCAAGTCTGACGACCTCCGTAAGTCTGGAGCAAACGCATTCCCGTGGCAGGGAGCGTCCGACATGGAAGTGAACGTCATTGGCGAGCGGATTGACTCCTACGTCGCCATGTTCGACCAAGCCCTCCAGCGTTCCCACATCAAGGCATTCCCCACCAGCATGGCGGCAATGCCCCGTGCGGCAATGGTGTCCTCGTTCCTCAAGTGGATGCGTTCCTCGTACATCCCGGACTTCAAGAACCAGATGGAGCTTGGGGCGAACTACCTGCTGGAGAAGGGTCTAATGATCTCCTACGTTGGCTGGAAGCGTGAGAAGCGCACCTACCAGCAATCCGTTACACTTGAGCAGATCGCGGCACTGTCGCCCGACATGGCAGAGATGATCATTGCCGGTGATAACGAACAGGACGTGATCGCAATGGTCCTCCAAGCGTTCCCCAGCATGTCCCAGAAACGTGCGCGGAAGGCAGTGAGGGAACTCCAGAAACAAGGTGTCACGACGATCTCGATGCCGAGGACTAGCGTGGACTGCCCTGTGGTGTACTCCTGCGCTCCCGATGGTGAGGTGATCTTCCCGCCGTATGTGTCCGACCCGCAACGTTCTCCCTACGTTTTCTGGCGAACCTTCCTAACTGCTCAAGAGCTTGAGAAAAAAGTGGCAAACGAGGGATGGGATGAGAAGTGGGTTGAGAACGCGATCCAGACGCTTCGTGGCAAGGACTCGTACTACCTGGATGGCGAGAAGCAGAAGACCTTGGACCGTCTCCCGATCACGGACGACAACGATCTGATCATGGTGGTCTATGGCTACCAACGTCTGATTGACGAGGAGGACGGTTCCGAGGGCATCTACTGCACGGTGTTCCACCCGACGACCGATGGCTACGCCAAACACGAACTTCTGAACGGATACGACGACTACCCGTTTGTCGTTACCCGCTTGTCCAACAACCAGAAGCGGATGTATGAAATCGAGAACTTCTCTGACATCCTCCGTGGTCCACAGCTTCAGATCAAGACCGAGCGTGATAGTCGGATTGACCGTGCTTCTCTGGCTACCCTTCCTCCCATCATGCACCCTGCCGGTCGCCCACCGACAGAGTGGGGTCCAGGTCGCAGGATTCCGTACCGTCGCCTTGGGGAAATCGCCTTTGGTCCCGTGCCACAGATGGACTCCGGTTCCATCGAGATTGAGACTGCCATGACGCTACAAGCGGACAATAGTGTCGGTCTTAATCTACAAAACCCAATTGCTGGCGTTCGCCAACAGTTCTTCATCAATAAGTTCCTTGACCATGTGCGTGACGTTCTGGACCTAGCGTGGAAGCTATTCCGGCGCATGGGGCCAGATGAGGTGTTCTTCCAAGTGACCGGCAATCCCAACCCGCAGGTGATGACCAAGGGTAGCCCGGACGAGGACTACAGCATCGTGGTAGCATTTGACTCCCAGTCTACCGACCCAGAGACGGCAGAGTCGCAACTCAAGAACATGGTGTCCCTCCTCCAGTTCGACCGGAATGGACGAGTGGATGTGGATAAACTGCTTGAGTTCACCGCTGCGTCGATCAATCCGATCTTTGCTGATTACGTCCTGCGTCCAGCGGAAGAGAGTCAGCAGCAGGTCCAGAAGAACGTCACGGACGACCTTGCTAAGATCTTCTCTGGCATCGAGGTTCCTGCCCAACCCAATGGGGCGCAGATCGCCCTACAGCTTGTCCAAGCATATGCCCAGCAACCGGATGTGGCGCAGCGTCTCCAAGGCGACCAAGCGTTTGCGGAGCGTCTCCAGAAATACGCCAGTCAGTATCAATTCCAGTTGCAGCAAGCACAGAACGCTCAAATCGGACGAATCGGAACTGCACCCGCAGAGATGGGTGGAGTCCAAACCCAAGGAATGAACCAACAATGAAAAATAAGCCAACTCAATCGGGCGCAGAGAAATCCATGAAAACCTACTTCGACTTCAAGCTCAAGAAAGAGAAGATGGAGATGAAGGAAGAAAAGATGGAGCGCAAGCGTGAGAAGAAGGGTCGCCGCGAATGCGGTTGCATGGACTAATCCCCATGAAATCAGCAAAGAAAAACCTCATCAAGCGGAAGGACGGTTCCTACTCGCCTCGCGGTATGTGGGACAATATCCGTGAGAACGCTGGATCTGGGAAGAAACCCACCAAGGCGATGCTTCGTCAAGAGCGCAAGATTCGGCTCAAGGAGAAAGGCAAAGCCTAATGGAGAAGCGATTCAAGAAGGTAGTCACCAATCCAGATACCGGCAGGAAGAAGACGATCCGCTACGGTCAAGCAGGCAAAGCCAAGGACGGTGGTGACCGCATCCGGCCAGGTACATCAAAAGGTGATTCTTACTGCGCTCGATCCAACAAGATCAAGGGAGATTGGCGCAGTGACCCTAATAGTCCTAACAACCTATCGAGGCGCAAGTGGAAGTGCCGGGGTGACAAGTCCATGAAATAACCATCAAAAATATGACACATTTACCAACACCAACAGTCAATGAGGCAGTCCAAATCCTACGGGACAGGGATGAATTTAAAGCAGTAATTAAATTCATTAAAGACGAAAGAGAGAGGTTTTTCTCTGATCTTCGTCAGGTTGAGAATGAACGAGACGTAATGAAAATTGTAGGATCAGTCTCAACTCTTGATGAGTTACTTCAGATCCTCTCTTGACAGATCTTGAGTTTCGCTTAATCACTGTCCTGTCGGGAGTGGTTTCCCGCGTGTGTTATTGCATTGTGTTGTGTGTCTTGCCCTGGGGGGAGCAATCCTCTCAGGGCATTTTCTTGTACAATTGGTGCTGATTCTTGGGAGTACAGATTTTACCGATCCGCGCCAAATAGCGTCAAGATTATTTCTGCTTGACGGTAATACAGTATTACCGTAATACTCCAGTATCGCCTTCGCCAATGGCGTTGAATTGGTGTCCACAAAGCATGAAAGCAACCGATCCATCCATCGCTGGGGATGAAAATCCAGTGTCAGACAACATCAGTTTTGAGGAGCTTATCGCTCAACGAACTGGAAAAGCTGCTGCCCGAACTGAACCGTCCGAACAATCAACAGAAGAACTAGAATCGTCAGATGAAGAATCCGAAGAAAACGATGAGCATGCCAGTCAAGAAGACGATGCCGGGTACGACGAAGAAGGTTCCGAAGAAGAGCGCGAAGATGGGCAAGATGGGCTGCAAGAAGTAGACCTGTTGAATCTGTCTCCTGAGCAAATCCAGGAGCTTGCGAAATCAGCGAAAAGCCGGTTACTCGATGACCTTGGCAAGACTCGTAAAGAGAATCGCCAGATCAAAGAGGAGATCGCTCAACTGAAGGAGCAACTCCAAGGACAAGGTCAGAAGACAGTCAAGGAAATCCCAGACTCCGACAACCCTTTCCGCGAACTCTCCTCACCGGACGAGATCAAGGCGAAGTACGACGAGATGGAGCGCACCTTGGAAACGACAGACGCACTCCTTGAGGAATACGAAGACTACGGACCAGATGATCTCATCACGGTAGGTAGCCAAGAGTTTTCCAAGAGGGACATCCGTAAAGCTAACCGGAATGCCCGTGAGGCAATTACCAAGTACCTACCCGCCCGACACCAGCAATTGGCCAAGGTGGCGCAGTACGAGGCACTTGCCCAGCAGTATTCCGAAGCAGCACGGAAGGAGGTTCCAGAGATCGAGGACGCAGAGTCCGAAGTTGGAAAGAACTTCCAGAGTCTACTTGCTGATCCGCTAGTTGGTCGAGTCCGAAAAGAAATCCCAGAACTGGGTATGCAGATTGAGTACCTGTTGGCACATGCCGCCAGGTCGATCTTTGGGAAGAAATCCAAACCTATCCAAACCGGAGCAGGAACGAAGATGAAGGTGGAACCACCCGCTTCGCCTGTTGGGTCCGGGGCAGCTAGGTCTGGGAAGAATCCCAAGGGGAAAGTTCAAGATGCTTTCAACAGGTTTGAGAAATCGGGTGCTGTTGAAGATTGGGTTGCTGCTCGTATCGCCAAACTCCGCTAACAAACTTCTAATCTACTGAAACAATGGCTATTAGTAATACCTACCAACCGTCGGTCCCGACTCAGCCCACCTCGGCTGGATCGAATGTCGGCAACCGGGAAGACCTCAGCAATGAGTTGACCCTGCTTGCCCCAGAAGAAACCCCCATCCTGTCGCTTGCTGCGAAGAGCCGGGCGTCCTCAACCTTCCATGAGTGGGTTGTCGATGGTCTTGCTGCTCCTAGTACTGCTGGTATCAGCGAAGGTCAAGATGTCACCTCGTTCACTGACCAATTCTCCGGTCGTGCGCGTCTGGGTGACTACACCCAACTGTTCCGCCGCGACTACTTGGTGTCGAACCTTCAACAAGCTGTGTCTAGCGTTGGTCCCGCCAACGTGGCGCAAGCCGAAGCGAAGGCGATGCGCGAACTGAAGCGTGACGTTGAGGCCCGTATTTGTAGTTCCTCGGACATGACTGCTGAGAACGGTGCTGGCACTCCCTATACCTTCCGTGGTCTTGGTTCGTGGATCAGCAACTCGGCTCAAACGACCAATCCGGTTCCTGCTGCGTATCGTACTCCTACTGACTCAATCGTTTCTAGTTCTTTTACGGAAGACAACTTTAACACGATCCTTAGTTCGATCTTTACGCAGACTGGCGAGATGGGTAATCTTACCCTTGTTGCCAACGTGACGCTCCGTAAACTTGTTAGCAACTTTGCTCGCGCCGCTGACCTTACCGGTACTGAGATCTATCGAGTTAATCAAGACGCCGATTCCAAGAAGATCACCTTCTCGGTCTCGTTGTACGAAAGCGACTTCGGTCTTGTTAAGGTCATGAACGGAAACCCGGCCTGCATGCCTAGCGGCACTGTTGGTTATGTGCTTGATCCCAAGTATATCGGTTTCGCTACCCTCATTCCGATGGGTGCTACCCGACTGGAGAATCAAGGTGGTGGTGAGCGTGGTTACGTTGACATGGCTGGAACGCTTGTCTGCAAGTCGCCCCTCGCGCACGGCAAAGTTGCGTACTAATCCGAACCCCAACTAGAAGAAACAGATATGGCTAAAGTTGCTCAACAAGAATCCTTCAACGGGTTCACTGATGTATATCGCCTCACTGCCGCTGAGATCACCTCTCTTGGCACTGGGAATCAGAAGACCATTGCACTGCTGCCTGCTGGTGGTGTTGTGACTGGTGCTGCCGTGTTCGAGATCACAAATTTCGCGGGAACCTCGACCAACCTCACTCTTGATGTTGGTACGACTGTCGCAGACCCAGATGAATTCATCGACGCTCTTGACCTCGATGGACTCACGAAGGCTGCGTACAATACCGGCGACGTCCTGATCAATACTGCTGCTGGCTATGTGATCAACAACACCGCGAGTGCTGTCAACATCGTCCTTGAACCGAACTTCACTGGTACGGTCACGGGTGGCGAGTGGGCGATCTGCCTCACGATCCTTGATCCTGGCAACCTCGTCTCCTAATTAGGAACACAATTTAGGGGAGCGATCTGGTTTTTCTGGGTCGCTCCCCTTCTTTCAACCATGCAACTACCTGCCTCTGAAGAAGCAATGACTGCTGCGCTGATCACTGAGCTTTGCTCTGGTCGCCAGTTCCTTGACTCCCTCCAGAAGTACCGTGAGGCATCCGCTGCACAAATCGCGGCAGACTCGCGGAAATACGCACCAAACAAAAACCTCCGTCATGTGGCGGAAATCCCTCAGCGGGAGTTCTTCCAGATGGCGCACAAATACGGACACGACTGCTGGGCAGACCGTGAATTTGTCCGTGACTTTCAACGACTTGAGCCTACCATGGCCGTGCATAAGATCTGACGATGCAGACGAAAAGTTACTCCGAACTCTACTCCCTAATTCAGAGTCTTTGCGGAGTAATCTTCGCAGACATCGAAAAGCCTCGGATTCGTTCCTTGGTAAACCGCCGGGCCGAACGTGCATACCGTGCGTCGAACTACTGGACTAGGTTCCTCCACATTGGCGAGGAACGTGATGTGGTCTCTAACGTGATCTCGTTCACCCAGACCGGTAGCGACTCGATTGACACCTTCCTGCGGATCTTTAAGCAGCAACCGTATCAGTCCTCCTCGGTGCAGGAGTTTGACTTTATGGTGACTTCCGTGGGGGCTACTCTGGTGGCTGGATCGCTTGACCCTACGAGTGCCTGGGTGACGTACAAGGCGAGGCTGGAGGACACCTACGGAGACCAGACTGGAGACACCACCACGGTTCCCAAGGAGTGGTTTGAGTACATTGCTCCAGGGACTTACGCCGACTACCTCCGTGCTGAAGGTCAGCAGGAGAAAGCTGCGGTAGCAGACGCTGAGGCGATCGACATCCTCACCGATGAACTCATGCGCCTTGATGAGCAAGGAACGCAGAACGTGATCTCCAACCGGATTAGCACGAACGCAAACCAACAAATTCGCGGATACTGAGATGTCTTACGCTTTAAGCCTTTCACAGAAAATTGGGAACACGCAGAGGCTTGAGCCTTTCCCATCGTTGGACTTTGGATTCAGCACTTCTGGTTATGTGAATGACGGTGGATTCGCAAATCAGCAATCTGTTGGTAGTTCTAACTTTCTCATCCCGTCTTACAGCGGACCAAACCCAGTCTTCTCCCGTGCCACTGCGGCGACCTTCCGTGGCAGTGACGGGCTGATCCAGTATGCGCCTGAGAATTTAATTCCGAACTCTGAGTCATTTGACAACTTAACATGGACTAAAGGGAACCTAAATACTACAGGAACCCCATCATGGATCAATGTTGAGACTGCCCCCAACGGGCTGAATGTTGCAGATTGTATTTTCGCTAATTCAACTGCATCAGGTCACTATATTAGATATACTGGATTATCTGGGATACAATCAAACGCAGTTACATTTAGTGTGTTTCTTAAAAAGAATGGGTATGATCGTGCTATTATTTCTGTCTTGTCGGTAACCTCTCCTTTTGAGCAGTTTAGAATAGATGTAAACTTATTGACAGGTAGTTACTCATCGGCAGCATCTGGAGGGGGCGTATTTATCACTGCTTCAGTCATTGATGTTGGCAACAGTTGGTTTAGGTGTTCTGTCACAGGTAGTATTGGCACTAAAACTGAACCAACCCCAAATGTAAGCATACTTGAATCTTCTGGTGCTAGTTCTTTCTCGGGAGACCCAACCAAAGGCATCTACATCTGGGGCGCACAGCTTGAACGCGCAAGTACTGCTCGTCCCTACATCAGTACGACTACAACGGAACGATATGGCCCTCGCTTTGAGTACGACGCCAATGGAAACCCGCTAGGCTTGCTCATGGAGGAGCAATCCGCCAACGTGTTTCAGTACTCGGAGCAGTTCAATAACGCATCTTTTTGGACTCCCACGAACATAACGGTTGCTGCTGACCAAATCACATCTCCATCTGGTCTTTTGACTGCAGATAAGCTCACCACAAGTGGCGCGGCTGCTACGCAGAGGATTGTGTATAATACAACTCAAACCGGAGTATCCACATACTCGATCTACGTTAAAGCAGGGACAGCATCATTCATCCAAGTTGTAAATGGCTCAAGTGCAAACGTGTACGCCAATTTCAACGTGTCCACTGGAGTCGCCGGCAACGTTGGTTCATCAGCGACATCATCCATTACAAGTGTTGGAAACGGTTGGTACAGATGTGTTGTTTCAGCAACAATTGCATCATCATCAAGTTGGCAATTATACATTGTCCAAAGCAATACTGCCGCTTATGGTGCAGCTTTTTCGGCAACTGTAGCAAATCTTTATGTCTGGGGCGCACAACTGGAAGCAAAGCCTTTCGCCACAAGCTACATGCCTACCGTTGGTGGGACCAGTACTCGCAATGCTGATGTTGTAAACTCCACGATTGGTTCTTGGTTTAACCAGACAGAAGGAACTGTGGTCGTCTCTGGCGATAGGAATAACAATCCCACACTTAATTCTTCTGGGCTGGATTCATTCTTTGAGTTCACTGGCACTGCAAGCTATCTGTTAGTCCATGCCTGTGATGGAACCACTGAAGCTGTCTATGATGCTGCTGGTAGTCCAGCAACAACCGTTGGTGTTACGATTGGGTCATTGACTTCTATTGCGGCTTCATATTCAGATACTACGGATTTGCTGCACATCTCCCGTAATGGACTGGCAACTCAAAGCGGTCCATCAATCGGTCTTGGCGTTGCCCCAACAACGCTTAATGTCGGCTATGCGCCAGTAAGTTTGATCGGATATTGGAATGGACACATTAAGTCATTCCGGTATTTCCCGAAAGCCCTTCCTGATAACCTCCAGCGATACTCTGAAGTATGATCTACGGACCAGCAGACTACATTCTGTGTTTTGACAGCCAGTTAGAAGCGGAACAATTCGCGCTTGCATACGGGTTTGCCACTGTCGGCAAGGACGGCAAGGTCCACACTACGCTCGCTACCCACCAGTACGGTCTGTGCGTTATTGGAGAGTGGATGATCCAGACTCCGGGAACGGACGAGAATGGCGACCCTTATCCTTCCACGCCGGATGGGAACTACTGGTGCATCTTCCGCGACCTTGTTGGGCTTGATGTCCCGGATGCTGGCTTGCAGTACATCGTCTGGGCATCGTGGCAGACAGAGGAGATCCCGGACCCAGAAGACCCATCCAAGACCATTATCGTGCCTGTGCCGCGTCCGACAGACGATCCCCTAATCCCGAACACCTGGTGGTTGTGAATCATTCTCCGCAGTACATCATTCTAAATGGCTTGACGGGAGTATCCGCATCGTTCATAGCTTTCACCGCAACATTGATCCAAGGGGTTGAGGCGTGGATTCGCCTTGCCACATCATTCTTGGGGTTGGTCATTGCGATTATCACGCTGATCAATCTGGTTAAGAAAAAGACAACCAAATGAACAAAGAACAAACGCTCGGCATCGTCCGACACATCCTCACCTTTGGCGGCGGATTCGTCGTTGCAAAGGGCTACGGTGATCCTCAACTGGTCACCGAACTCGTTGGTGGGCTAGTCTCCATCATCGGCGCACTGTGGTCTATCCGCAGCAAAAAGTAAGATGGTCTCCAAAAACAAGATCGTGATGGTTCTCTCGGACCTTCACGTTGGGTCCACTGTTGGGTTATGGCCGAATGGATTCGTTTCAAACGAGGGGAACCTGATTGGTCAGAACAAGTTCCAAGAGTGGTTATGGGAGTGCTGGGAGGACATGCTCAAGTGGTCCGACAAGATCATTTCCAAACAACCGTTTGAATTGGTACTCAATGGAGACCTTGTGGACGGCATCCACCACAAGACGTTGCAGGTGATGACCCCGGACCCAGGCGATCAGGTCAATGCCGTGAAGGCTGTTCTTGAGCCTCTGGCGGCATCTGCTGCGCGTTTGCATCTCATCAAGGGTACAGAGTGCCATACGAGAAACGATGAGGTCAGAATCGGTCGTGCGCTCAATGGGTCAAAAGATCCCTCGACCGGGCAACATGCGTGGGATTCCCTCGACCTACGGGTCAATGGAGTCCTGTACAACTTCATGCACCACATCGGGACCACGGCTCGATCCTACCTTGAGGCATCTGCCCACAGTATTGCCCTTGGGAACCTATCCCACACCCGTGCTCGGGCTAAACAACCGGTCCCAGACATCATCGTGCGTGGTCACCGGCATCGTCACGGGATCTGGGATGATGGTAACCAGATGAGCGTCATCACCGGCGCATGGCAGGGACTGACTCGTTACGGTCACAAGGTTGTGCCTGGAGCGATCTGCCAACCTAGTGCGGTGATCTTTGACCACCGTGGACAGGAGGCAGGAGAACCACCTCTGGTCCATCGGAGAATCTACACAGCAAAATAACCAACACAAAAATGCACAAGAAAATCGGAAGCCAGTCAGCACTTAAACGAGCGTTTGAATCCGTCAAGGACTACAAGGAGATCCAGCCAGACGAGTTTACCTGCGCGGACTTTGTTAGGTTCTGCGCTGATGGGGGCGTCAAGATCAAGACCAAGACTGCCAATGAGAGGCTGAAAGCGATGGTTGATTCCGGTGAACTTGAGTGCCGCGAGACCATCGTGAAATCGGTGCGGATGAACGTCTACCGGGAGAAACTCTGACCAATGACTAGCAACTCACGCATCAGAGAGATCCAAAGGAAGATTGGGGCAGAACCAGATGGGTTCTGGGGGCCAAAGTCTGTCACGGCTTGCCAAAAATATCTCAAAGGAATCTTGGATGAAAGCTACCGGGAGAGTGCAGAGGATGCCCCTCCAGCCTCGGACGACAAGTCAATGGTGGCGCACTATGGGGAGTCAGGTGATGAGAAGAACCTGATCTACATACCGACAACCGATCTTGGTCTCCAGTACGACGGCAAGCCCGTCAAGATGATCCGCATCCACAAGAAAGCCGCAAGGAGCCTTTACCGGGCCTTGGAGGAGGTCTCCAAGAGCGAGTCAAAGTGGGTACTGAAGGAGTACGCCGGGTGCTACAATAACCGCAAGATGCGAGGTGGTAGACGACCCTCAAAACACGCTTGGGGAGTCGCCATCGACCTTTGCCCGGACGAGAACATGTTGAACGAGCATTGGCCTACCTCAGCGATAATGCCTTTTGAGGTCATGGAGATCTTCGCCAAGCATGGTTGGATGTCTGCCGGGGCATTCTGGTCCAGGGACGCGATGCACTTTGAGCGAACTAGACCGTAGTGGTTGGCGTGTCGTACTCGACGTGCCTCCCGTAGTATTCTAGTTCCGCGTCTCTCCTCGCCTTCACCGCATCCTCCAGGTTCTGGAATTGACCAAGGAACAGGTTCTTCCCGTGCATCTTGATTTGCGCCTCCCACTTGGATCGCTTGCTCTTCCATGAGACTCCAGTGGTCCCGGAGCGATTGCTTTTGATTGGTTTTTTCCTCATTGCTTTTACCTAAAAGACCCCCAGTTGAAGTGCAGGCCAATCCCGTTCTCCTTGATCCTATCCACGACAGCAGGGGACAGTGCCTCGATGAACCTCTGCTTGTCGTAGTTGGAGATCAGGATGGTGGGTCTGGCGTCCATGTACCTAGCGTCGATGATCTGGGTGAGCTTCCGGTCCTCGAAAGGAGTCTCGCCACGCTCTTGGATCTCATCAATGACCAGAAGTGCCGCTTCGGACATGGAGCGTATAATCGACTTTTCGGAGACCTCGGAGCGATCACGGAACGTATCACGAAGATCCATGAATAGGTTCACGGCAGTAGTGTAGATCCTAGGTAGATCCTTCTCGATCCCGGCCTGCTTGTAGGTGGATCGCGGGAACTTGCCGGCAAGCGCAAGCTCATACGCCATGCGGGTTTTGCCTGTCCCGTGACCACCGTACATGACGACGATGCCTCCAGCCTGGAGCTTCTCAAGTGCCTTCTGCTGGTACAACAACCACCGATCCCCGGTCGCCTTCTCGCAACCTTTGTAGCGTGTCGGGAATCCGGTCATCATAGTGGTCCCTCATTTGCCTCTGGGTTGTACACAGACTCCGCGTAGGTCAAGTCATCGTGCGAGTCGAAGTCTGACTCTGAAAAGTCACAACCTTGATGCTTCTCAATAAACGCGAACTCCTTATGATAAGCTAGCGCAGCATCATTGTACGCTTTGGCGGCATCCTCAATCGTATCGAAAATTCCAAGGTACTTGTATTGACCTCCAACGGTGATCTCGGACTTCCATTTGTTCACGTTTTTGGCCCATGATACTCCCTTGTGTCCAGAGGTGTTGTTGGCTTGTTTGCCTCGATTCCTTTGATTTTCTGCGTTGGAGCATTCACGAAGGTTGGTGATCCTGTTGTCTGTCCTATCCATGTTCTTGTGGTCAAGACAGTCTTTCGGCCAATCACCGTAATACATAGCCCATGCGACTCGGTGACTAAATACTTGGATTCGATCTACTACGACTTTTCTGTATCCTTGACCATTTAGATATCCAGCGATCTTCCCTGCTCTAATCTTTTTGTGATTTACTTTCCATGTTAATTCACCAGTCTCATGGTTGTACGAAAGCAATTCACGCAATCTGGAGATGCTAGGCAGATTCTCACTGCATGGTGGTCTTGGTAGTCCTGTTGGCTTGCGTCTGTGTTTAGAACTTGAGATTCGCTCTTTTGTGTTTCCCTCGGATTGTGTCAATGATACTGTACTTTCTTGCTGGTTCATTGGTGTGTGGTTTCGGTTGTGCCTGTGGAGTTGGTTCGATCTCCTCGGATTGCGGTGTGTTGAGTAGTTTGACCAGAGCATCAGAAGACGAAATGCCATCGCGCTCCGCCAGGTTGTTGATGCGCTTTACGGTTTCTGGAGGCAAGGCGAACGAGACCCTCACGGTATCTCGAAACTCCTTTCTTGGCCTGCCGGTAGACGTAAACCGGTAGGTGTCCCAGTTCATGGATTTGGTATTTAGCACACCATCCCAGTGGTTCTTCATACTCATTTGGCGTTCTTCACGAATGTTCCGTTGATCATGCGACCCTTGCGATCCTTGATCTCGTTCCATGCCTGCTCGACGCAATCCTCAAAGATGAGACCGGCACGTTCTGCAGCAAGCACCAGGCACACGGTGACATCCCCGATAGCGTCAGCAATCTCATGCTTGTCGTCATCATAGAGGGCATCAAATGCCTCCTGCAATTCCTCCTGCGCCTTGCTGAGTTGGCTACCAAGAGTGCCTTCGCCTTCTGGTCCGCAGATGTACCTATCGACCCCCCATTGGCGAATCTTTCCGATCAGTTCATTCATGTTAACGTGTTTCATTTGTTGTGTGTTTTGGTTCCGTAGTGCGCGATTAGTAATGCGTCAGCAGTTGCGTGGATCACCTTGAGGTGAGGGAACAACTCCTGTGCGCGGCGTTTACTTACGTTCTTGTCGCCGCCAGTCAAGCAGGAAAGTTCCTTCTGCCAGACTTGCGGTCTAACCCGCTCGAAAGGAATCCCTGCTGCGGTGAGTGCCATTTCAAGATGCCCGAATCCATTCCCAAACGTGAAGGCGGATTTCACGCCCATCTGCGGAGAGGAGTGGACCTGTTCGATGTAGGCGACATGACCAAGCACTACCTTATCCAGACGTTGCCGTGGTTCACCTCCATCCCGGATGTCCAAGATTAGATCCCACAGATCCTGTAGCGTGTCGGGCATCTTCTCGACGCATGCTTTCCCATCAGAGATCCATGCGATTCCTCCGTTAGCCCCAGGGTCAATCCCGATGATGCATTTGCTCATGGTTTTAGGTGTGAATGATGATTCTCTCGTTTGGTTCAGATGTGATCTTCGTGATCTTCTTTTTGGGCAGGTTCCTGTGGAAGATATGAAGCGAATCGCCTACTCCAATGAACGGTCCACCGTCTGGGTCAACGAATAGCAGCGAGTCCTCATCTGCGGTCATGCCAAATCGCATGAAGTCATTGAATGTGTAGAACTCCCACTTTCCATCATCCAGCTTTTTCAGTATGCAGCTTGGACCAAATCTCCCTTTGATTTCGCATTTCATTCTTCGTCCTCCTGCGGTTTGGTCGTTGGGTACAGCAACTCGTCAAGATCGCGGGTGCCGTACCCGTAGGCGTTCATCAATGGTATGACGACCTGACCGAGCAAATCTTCATAGGATGGTAGATCATCATCAGTCTCAAGGGTCAGCTTGGTAATGGACATGCCGATCTTGAACGGTGGCTTATTGGTTTGTTCGATTGTGATTCTCATGCTGCTGCTGGTTTAGGTTTGCGTATCCATTGGTTGTAGTAATCGCGGCGACGTTCACGAACACGATCAGAGTTTACATCGTAGTATTGTCGGCGCAGTTGCGATATGCATGGCTTGCATTGCCACTTGTTCTCGTAGTACTGGTCAAGTGGTTTGTCTTCAGCGCAGTGGCTGCATTTATGTGTGGTCATTTGTATTTTTGTTTGAATGCAATACAGGCTTGTTTCGCTTCCTCAAGGTCATCGAACATCCCAACCTGTCTGGTCCTGTTCCTAACCTTGATTCTTGCTCTCCATTTCCCTCCGGTCTTGTCCCAAGATACGCCTGGAACTCCAGAGGTGTTATCTTTGCGTAGCTTCATGGGAATATGATTTTCTTCATGTCGCATTTTAGGCATCCACCTTGCGGCAGTTCGCTTTGGCAATCGCACTCACTAATGCCGTGCCAGTACCGTGCGATCTCCTCGATCTGTGCAATCCTCTCAAGGAACAACTCACGTTCACAATTGGCCTTGGCGACAAAGTCCTCGACTAGCTTCGGGATTGTTTCGAGGAAATCAGAAGGGCTATGTTCCGTGCAATGCTCCCCAGTTCCAAGCGATTTCAGGATCTCTGGGAAGATGGAGCGAATCCTAGCGTGTTGGTCCCGGAGGTCGCAGTAAACACCGACAATGTGTGTACGGATGTCGTTAACAACGGTTTCGTGAGACTCGTAATGGATGTCTCCTGGTAGCTTCACTTGCGTTCCTCCTTCAGATGTTCGTTAATCATTTCTGCGATTGCTTGTAACGCTCGCATTGGCAGATCTGCCGGGTGCGGTTCACCAATCTGCGTGATGTTGAAGATATCGCGCAGCAAATCGCTGGTGTCATTACACTTAAATGTCAGATCAACGCTCATGCGAGACGCCTCAATCAAACGCTTGTGCAAATCGACAGCCTTCTTGCGCCACTCATCGCGCTCGCGTTCCAGCGTTCTGGCTAATTCACATATGCGGCGGTAAGCCGTGAGTGGGGCGGAGTATTCCTCAATGCGGTGCGCATCCGTTTCCATCATTGCATCCGTTTCCGGTGTCATGCTGTTGCTCATTATTTCTCCTTCCATTTGAATTGTACTTTCTCGTTGTCGGTGATCACCGCGTCAACGTAGCCGCGATCGTATGCTTCCTTCATGGTTGCGCGGGTGTTTTGTTCAACGACCCACGGTAGGTGCGGGACGTACACTAATGCGATCAACGTCGCTGCGATCGACCCCATCATCAGCCCGACAAAGAATCCTGATCCGTCACTCACTGCGTGCCTCCTTCAATTCTGCAAGTTCCTTGCGTAGGTCCTCGCGCTCAATCGTGCAGACAACACCATACTGGCACACCTCGATCAGTCGTTTGTTCAACTCGTCGAGTTCACGCCTCAGCTTCGCGTTGTCCTCCTTCATGACTCGCTTGTAGGCTTTCGCCTTGTCAACGGCGTCTAGTGCCTCGTCGCGCTCTCGCTCAAGTCGTCGGGAGAGGTTTAGCATCTCGAAATACTGACTCATCACATCGCGTGACATGCGCTTTTCATGCAGCGCATCAGTCTCCGGTGTCGGTCGATCAGTCATTGGTTTCTCCTTTCAGTTCGTTGATGAGTTCGTCTGCATTGTCACCATTCACCAGTGCCTCGATCCAGTACACAGTGTTAAGGGTTGCGGTGTGTCGCCAACCGTTGTCCTCAAGACCGTCCATTTCCGCGCCTTGCCCAGTCGTCAGGCAACGGATCTTGCTGTCCTTGGCATAGACGAAGACGAATGTATCAGGAATAGTCATGGCTGCACCTCCAGTCTTTCCGCTTGCTTGTACATCGCTTCCGCCATCATGTCATAGTAGCGGCAAAGAAGCAAAGCGACTGCCTGCTCTGTGGTTTTCTCCTTGGTCTGGTAGAACTCTATCGGAATCATTGCGCTGATCCTTCCAAGCATTTGAGAGTCTTTTTCGTAGTTCATGCGTTCTCCTTTCTCCAGAAGCACACCAGTGCCTTGATGCGCTCAATCCTCGCCTTGCGCTGAGTCTCTCGCTCGTTGCGTTCGGCAAGTGCCTTGAACAATTCGTATGTAAGTGCAGGTGTCTCCCTGCCGATTGTGATGGTTTTCATTGTGTTATGTGTCGTGGTTTACTCTTCGTTCCAGAGTCTGATCTTTAGCTTCTTGGCAAGCCCGACAATGGCATTGTCCTTATCCTTGTCACGCCAGAAATGCTTTGACCCTGATTTATAGGCGATCCATTCCCCACTGTCTGCTGCCTGCACCTGGATGTGGTGCTTACGCATCCACTTGAGGCGAGGAGACAGTGACTCCATGTCGCTAAATAGCTCACTCATCGTTCTGTGATCGTGTTGAGTTCCGATTCATGCCTCCAGATCTCGACTGATTCTGGGTTAGCAAACTCGACCAGCACGATGTCGCACGTTTTGAGGTCATCGAATGCCCTGTTGAACCATTCCATCTGTTCCGCGTTCTTTCTGGAGTAAGGGGTGGTGAGCGGGATGTACCCGCTCTCCCTTGCCTCCATTGGTGATAATGTGAGGACTCTCATGGATCAGAAAGGAATCCCGGAATCATCGGGTTCATCCCATCCAAGGTTATCGTTCTTGGCAGGAGCATTCTGTTGCTGCGGTGCAGTACCTGGACGTTCCTTGATCTTCGCGTTCCCAAGGATCGGTCCCTTGTCACGCTCGACTCCTTGCGGAACCTTCTGGGTCACGAATCCATCGTTCCCGTATTGGTCCTTCTCGTCACGGATGAGGACGGCAAGGTTCAGATAGGTGCGCCCGGTTTTGGGAGACTTGTACATCAATCCCTTCTCGATTTTGCTCACATCAATGCTCAATTCGATTACTTGTTTCATGTTTTTGTTTATTGGTTTTCTTGTTTCGCCCATGCTGGGAGATCTACTTCGACGACACCATCAATCGCCTTTGGCCAATTCTTGGTGGCTACGCACTTTTGCCAGCGCAGGATGGCATTCATGTACGCCACTCGACCCGCTTGGATGAGGTCATCAGAGAGCGAGATCCATGCGGTCTCAAACGGTTCGGTGTCTTCGACGAACAGGAGCCAAAACTGGTCACGATTTTCGCCAGACGCTGCGTTCCAGAGGTCGAGGTACAACGCTGCCTGCCAGTGGTATCCGCGCCGGATGATGTTGCCCTGGAGTTGCGCCACAGACTCAACGCTGCCGGTGGTCTTGAGGTCCACCAGTTGAGGGCCTGATTCCGGGACGATGTCGATCATCCCGCGAACCTTGGTGTCACCGATCTGGTTGTAGACCGCAACCTCGTAGTCCTTCTTCCCGAGGGAGAAGAACGTCTGGTCCTCCTCGATGACGCTCACACAGTTGGCAGCACGGTCGATGTCCTTCTGGGTGATCACGCTTTTGCCGTCAGCGATCTGCTGTTCCTTCCATTCCCGTGCTTCGGTCTTACGAAAGTCGTCGTAGGGACTGACTGCGAACAGCTTGTCGGTCTCGTTTTCCGTGAGGAGCATGGAGTGGACGAGTGTACCCCATTCCATTGCCTTGGTGGGTTTGAACGCCGGCCCGTACTTCCACTTGAAAGGCCTCTGGTTAAACGCCCACAGCATGGACTTGGATACCTCCCCGGCCAGATCCCGAGGGGTTGCCCCCCCGAGATAGTAGTCGAGTCCGAGATTCTTGATGATTTTTGCGCTCATTGGTCGTCCTCCGCCATTGCCATTGCCTCGTCCAAGATCGACTCCAGAGACATGGGTTTTCTCCTTGGCTTTTCTTGCTGCACTGGAGCCTCCACAACGGGTTCCACGGCAACCTCTGCGACAACCTCCACGGGTTCCGGTTTAGGCTCAGGAATAGCCTCTGGAGCGGGTTGCTGGGCGAATGGGTTCTGGCGCGGCGTGACGTTCCGTGGTGGTTCTGCGAAGTCGCGGACTTCATCCTGGGTGTAGAACCCGAGGGAGAGATCCGATGCGTAGGCGCGACTCCAGAACGATGCAGCACGGTAGCGGAGCATTTGACCCGGCATCGTAAGCCACTTCGATCCGTTCTTGGTACTCCAGCCCTCTTTCTTTGCCATCTCCAAGGTGATCTTCTCACCCTTGAGTTCTTGCCCCGATGCCTTATCGGTGGCAACAGCGTAGCAGGATGTAGGTGCGTCCTCGTCGTCGAAGACAAAGCGGAGTGGGGTATAGCGACCGCATGAATTGATCATGCCGATCAGTGCCGTTGCGCTCCAGCTTGGGCGACCGTGGATGATCGCCAGATTTTGGCAGACCATCAAGGGATCGAGGCGGGTGCGTTTCGCCACGTTGATGGCGATGCCGCAGTTGGCAACGTTCCCCTGGAAGTCCTTGGGAACGAGTGAGGATGAGGCGAGCATTTTCGCCTGCCGTTGGGCAAGCTCGAAAGCCTGCGTTTCAGCTTGGACGAGGAGCATTGCGCTCCCCTCGTTATTGGTGGTGATGTCGGTGTTTTCCATTCTAGTGTGTGTGTTTATGGATTCTTTTTATGATTCCCTCGCTGATCCCCACCAGTGCCGCGCAGAACATTGCGACGAACACCAGCAAGATAAGCGGAGAGTGCATGATCAGGAGTGCAGCATCATTCGCTGCATTCCACAGTGTCTTGGGTTTCGGGTTCATTGGGGATCTTGGTTGCTTCCAAGGTCTCGATCACCCACTCAAAAGCAGCGGATGCCAGTGCCGGGTGAATGATCACCGTCTGCTGGCGTTTGAGCTTTTTCAAGTGCTTGATTTTGACGACCACCTCGATGTGGTCTGGTTTTGCGATGCGTCCCATGTGTGTGGTTTGGTTTGTGTTGTGTGCCGATTGGCGATGGAAAAATGCCTGATTCCTGGAAAGAGTCAAAACAATTTTCAAGAATTATTCGTGTAATGTTTGCATTAACGTGCGGAATGCCTTCTTTGCGGTAGCCGGCACTACTCCATTTCCGAGGAGTCGCAGTTCGTCTGTGCGATTGTCACAGGTGACGTACAGCTTGGCATCGTCCATCCGATCGGCAGGCCCATCAGCGTCTCGACCCAGCGCGGGTTGAGCTTCCCCCTCTGCGTCCGCTCCACCATCGGCGTGAGTTCCTTGTATTCCCGTTCCTCGTTCCCGCGACCGCTCTTGTGATCGCGTGCTGTCGGCGTTGCCCAAGCCTTCCCAACTTGGGTCTCTAGGTTTGGAAACCTTTTCAGATTGTTTGCTGACTCCGCTGTGATCGTCGCCGCCATTGCTGAACAACTGCGTGGTGTCGCCCATTGTTTTTGTTCCTGCATCACCGCAATCGGAAGTGGGCGATGCAGGTTGATCCCTTCTGCCTGCTTCCGATCCCGTCTCGCAGTCCAAGTCTCCAGTGACTCGTTGATAAGCCCATCCATGCTTCTTGCCGTCGGCCACGACTCTTGGCGGTTCCCAATCGTGCTGTTGTTCGCCTGGTCGGCTTGGCCAAACATCGCTGCCATCGTTGCAAGCGGGATACTGTTGCGATTCATCTGCGATCCTCCAATCGAGTTCTTCGACTCGTTGACGCTGATCGTAGGCCAAGATAAACACCCGCTTGCGCTGATGAGGCGCGCAGACTTCACGCGCTGAGAATATTCCCCACGACACCTTGTAACCCAGCTCTTCCAAATCGCTGATGACGCTGGAGAGTCCCAGCGAAATGTGTCCTTCGACGTTTTCAAAGAAGCACATTCTTGGTTGAAGAAGTCGAATCCCATCTGCGATCCAAGGCCAGAGGTGTCTTGGGTCGTCCTTGCCTGCTCGCTTTCCTGCGGCAGAGAATGGTTGGCAGGGATATCCGCCAGTGAGGATGTCCACCTTTCCACAAAACTCTGCCCATGGGAAGGTTTTAAGATCCGACCAAATAGGTGCTGGGTCCATGAGTCCCGCCTCCATTTTTGCGACCAAGTTCGCGCAGGCGAAGGCCTCGATCTCACAAAGAGCGATTGTGCGCATATCTGGGATGACTCGTTTGAGTCCAAGTTCAATGCCTCCGTATCCGGCACAAAGACCGATGTGTGTAGTTGTTTGGGTAGTATCCACATTATTGTTTGTTTTCGGTTTCAAGAAATCCCTCCAGTACATTGCTTGCCTTGAGCGCGAACCAAGGTTCGTGTTCGACTAGGTAGCGTACCCGGTCCCTAGCGTTCACCACGGTGTAGTGGTAGCGGTTGAATCTGCGTGCGGTGGCTGCATGGGTGTCGTTGTCGCTCCAGATCGCCATTGCAAGCATCCGCGCCAGTGATGGGTTGGATGTCCTGGCTGGAGACAGGATCTCCTCGACGGTCGTGCCGAATTCCTCCGCGCAGATACCCAACAGTCGTTTGAATTCATCGTCCATAGGTACGGTTCCAGTGCAGAAGTTCTTTGGCTTGCTCCCGTGGGATTCTGATCACTGCTGGACCAACGTATAGATCTGCGGCGAACTTAAGCCCATTGCGGCATCGTGAAGTCACAAGATGCGTTGACCTATCCAGCCGGTATTGGTTAGTGGTTCTTGCTCTGTAGATTTTCATTGGTTCGTGTTCTTACTCAGTGCGTCGAGTAGTTTGTGGATTGCGTTGTGTGAGATCGAGGCGTTCCTCCGTACCATGTCGCACCAGTACGATGCGCTGATGCCGGTGAGTGCCGCTAGGTGTCTTGGTTTGAGTTCGTGTTGTTCTTTGATGTCCTGCAAAAGTTGGATTGATCGACCTATATAAGACTCTTTTTTGGTGTTCCAACTGGTCTGTTCATCCGACCAGTTCTTGAGTAGTGACCGTAGTTCATCATGGGTAGTCATGCCTGGTGTCCTCAAGGTAGCTCTCCCTGATGTCATTCCACTCCGGCGAGTCAATCGGGATTGGGACGTTAAGCTCGATCCCGAGGATCTCTGCGGACTCCAGTGCCATGCCGAGGTTCATCCACGGGTGCGCCTTGTCGAACGCGTAGTCGAGCCGCCAGCAGGACTCAAGCGTGGACCTGCGTTGGTAGTCGAGACACCGCTTATCACTGGTCACATCTAGCAGGTAGTCCGCGACCTCCTGTGCTTGCTCCTGGGCCATGCACGGTGGGCATCCGAGGTCCACAAGCAGGCATGCGATTCGGTTTATGTGTGGGTCGATGGTCATTGGTTTGTGTCTAATGTTGCGAAGTATTCAAATTCTCTCCTGTTTTGATCCTCCCACTTCTGGGTATTCTTCTTCATGCGCTGGATCTGGTCATCCGAAATGATCATCCAGTGACCGGCATCCCTCGCGGTGACGTAGCAGTCTGGATCTCCGACTGTGCCGCAGAACGAGCATTCTGGGCAGATGCAGCGATGGTCCGGTTCGCCGCAGATCCAGCAATAGCAGTCCTCATCTGGAGGTCCAGAACATCCTGGGGGATAGCTCCATCCGAAAATTCCCATTGGTTCGTGTGGTTTGTGGTTTACCGGGGATCGGACCCGGCTTTGTTTATCAGAGCATCCCCTTGTCAATCTTGGCAGCGTACTCCTTAAGGGATTGCGATGCACGGTGGAGAATATCTTCGCGGAGTTTCCACGCCTGATCCTTAGCTTCCTGGATCAGCTTCTCGCAATACTTCTTCGTTTCCGCTTCTGTCTTGCGTGCATCCTCACGGGCCTTGATGACCATCTCTTTAGCTTCTGAGATGGACACCGCAGCGGTCCCCACTGGGTAGTCCGATCGGATGTCCATCTGGATGAACGGGATTTGCTCGTTGAGCCATGTTCCCGCGTAGGAATCAGGGCCGAGCTTGTTTGCTGCGTCGATCAGGATTTCGATTTCTTGGTTCTTGGTCATGGTGTGTTTCGGTTTACGGTTCAGGAAAGATTCAGACCCAGCCAATGGCGACCTGTTTGTAGTCGTTGAGGTTCTCACTGGGGTAGCTTGCCAGCATCCATTGCTGCCACCCTGCTTTGTACTTGCTGTAAGCCTTTCGAGCGTCCTCGATCGAGGCACAGAACACCGCGAAGCCGCATGGCTTGTCGAGGTCTTCAAAGTGCAAGGCAATGGTCAAGCCCGAGCGGATCGCGGCGATCATCTGGCTTGCGGTTGACTGGGTTCCGGTGGTTACGGTTTGCATAGCGTGTTGTGGTTTACGGTTCGGGTTACGGGTGAAGAATGGTCTGGATTTCGTGGCAATCAAGAAAATTCTGTGCTTTTGTGAAGATTTTTTCGTGCATCGTTTGCACTTTGATTGTGGTCATATAGGGGGATAAATTTCCATGCGGTTTCTAC